GGTCAGTTCTCTATTCGGAATGCAGAACTTCAGGCATAAGACAGCTAAGGATCAAAAGTTAATTATTTGCGAGGGCGAAATGGATGCGATGAGCATCTATGAGTGCCAGCCATGGCCGGTTGTCTCCATTCCAAATGGAGCAGCTGCTGCTAAGAAAGCAATTCAAAATAACTACGAATGGATCAATCATTACGACAAAATAGTTATATTCTTTGATAACGATGAGGCAGGCCAGAAGGCTGCTAAAGAGGCCGCTAGTGTATTACCACCTAGCAAGACTTTCATAGGCTTTCTAGACGATTACAAGGATGCCTCAGACGCATTACAAGCTGGAAACAGTGAAGCAATACGTCAAGTATTGAACTTTAACCATACTCAATATCAACCGGACGGCATTGTTGATGCCAAAACTCTTTTAGAGCTAGTAACTACACCATCACCACCATCAGATCATGACTACCCATTTGAAGGACTCAACAAGCTATTACACGGGATCAGATATGGAGAGCTTGTCACGGTTACTGCAGGTTCTGGGGTTGGAAAAAGCTCCATTCTCAGAGAAATATGTGCTTACCTTCTCAGCAAAGGAGAGCGGTGCGGTTACCTGGCGCTTGAAGAGTCAAACAGGCGAACGGCGCTCGGACTTATGTCAGTCGCCGCTAGAAAATCTCTACACCTCGGAGAACAACAACGAGGCGAGCTAACAGAGATCTTTGACCAGACAATTGCTAACTGGAACCTTCATTTATTTGATGGGTTCGGTAGCTATGACCCTGACCACATCTACAACCGCATTGAATACATGGCGGCTGGATTAGATACTAAGGTCATCTTTCTTGATCACCTATCCATTCTTTTGTCTGGATTAGAAGGTGACGAAAGGCGAATGATCGATACAACAATGACAAAATTAAGGTCATTAGTTGAACGCACAGGCATCGCATTATTTCTCGTATGTCATACAACAACACCACCTAATGGACAATCACATGAAGAAGGCGGCAGGGTGCAACTCCGTAGCCTTCGAGGCAGTAGAAGCATCGGTCAGCTTAGTGATGCAGTTATTGCACTCGAAAGAGATCAACAGGGCGGATCTGAACGAGATGCTACGACAGTGCGAGTCCTTAAAAATCGCTATTCAGGCGAAGTTGGCGAAGCCTGTCAACTGAGATATGACTTAGAAACTTGTAAATTTAATGAAACAGCAACAACACCAGACTTCAACGCAACTACCGATTTCTAAACCTAATCCACCTACAGCTGAAGCAATTAAGAAAGCACAGTTTGTAGATAAAACATACCAATGGACTAATGCTCGTATTCGATCTGGAGACTGACGGACTACTTGATGATGTTACCAAGATCCACTGTCTTGCTATTTACGATAGCGAGGCTGATACAACCTGTATCTACAACGATCAAGGTAATCAAGAACCGCTTAGTAGAGGCATTCAACGACTAGAAGATGCAGATGTACTTGTGGGGCATAACATCATTGGGTATGACATACCAGTCATCAAAAAAATATATCCGTGGTTCGACCCGGAAGCACTTGTATTAGATACGCTTCTACTTTCACGTTTGTATCACACAGACATGATGGAGGTAGACAAGAAGAGATCTATACCAAATATGCCTTTACAGATCTATGGAAGACATTCACTTGAGTCATACGGTTATCGACTGTCTGAATACAAAGGTGAGTTCGGAAAGAGTACTGACTGGCAAGAGTGGTCTCCAGAGATGGAAACCTACTGCGCACAAGATGTAAACGTAACAGTCAAATTATGCGACCACTTCCACAAATACCTGAGTGGGTACAGCTAGAGCATCAAGTAGCTCAGATATTAACTAATCAAGAAATACATGGATGGTATTTTGACGAACGCGCTGCATGGGAACTTGCATCGTCTCTCAGAAAAGAACTTGAAGAAACTCATCAACTATTACGTGACAGGTACCCTTTCGTTGCCGGATCATTATTTACTCCTAAGCGAGATAATCGGACCCAAGGCTATGTCAAAGGTGCTGAGTTTACCCGCCTCAAAGAATTAAATCCCACATCAAGAGATCATATCGCATGGATTCTGCAAACATTGCATGGTTGGAAGCCAACCCAGATGACAACTACTGGGAAGCCGATTATCGACGAGACTGTATTGAAGGAGATGGCTGCCTCAGGTGGGCCATCAGTTGCTTTGGAGTTTCTGAAATGTCTCGATATTACGAAGAGCTTGGGGATGATCTCCGAAGGCACCAACGCATGGCTCAAGCTATGTACGACTGCTAATCGTATACATCATCATTGCTCAGTTGCAACAGTAACGCATAGATGTGCTCATCGAAATCCAAATTTAGCTCAATGTAAATCAGATGAAGAATTTAGAAAACTATTCAAAGCAACACCGGGTCAGATCATGGTTGGTGCCGATCTTTCTGGTATTGAACTTAGGATGCTCGGCCACTATCTTGGCAGGTACAGCAATACTTTTACCGAAACTCTCCTCAACGGTGACATACATCAAGTCAATGCAGACAAAGTTGGAGTCAGTCGTCGAGCTATCAAAACAATTACCTACGCCTTCATCTATGGGGCAGGCAACCAAAAGATTGGAACTTCCTATGACCCCCTTCTAAGTGAAGCAGAAGCTAAAAAGAAAGGTAAAGAGATTAGAGAAGCATTTGTTGAAGGTATTGATGGACTGTCGGAATTACTTGAAGCTATTAAAGAGGCAAGTAAAAAGGGCTACATCAAATCAATAGATGGCCGTCACATCAAAGTAGATAGTCCACACAAGGCATTAAATATGCTCTTGCAGTCATCCGCCGCCGTAATCGCGAAGCGTTGGATGGTAATTACAAACGAAACTATTAAACAAACAGGGTTGTGTGCATCACAACTCGCATTCATACATGACGAATTACAATACGAATGTTCCCCTGAACACGCAGCTGACTTATCAACATCCTTGGTATTTAGCAGTCTCGCAGCTGGAGAATACTACAACTTACGTATCCCCATTGAAGCGGAAGCAAAGCAGGGAAAAGACTGGTCAGAGGTCCATTAATGAAAGCACTCATTGATGCTGACTACACAGTCTATAAGAGCTGTGCAGGAGCAGAAGAAGACATTGATTGGGGTGATGATGTAATCACTGTAGTCAGTAGGTTCTCTGAAGCATTGAGGAATGTAGAGCGTGACCTAACTAAAATCAAGAATGAATTTATGTGGGACGTTCCAGAGTTAATTCTTTTCTTTAGTGACTCTGAGAATTTTAGGAAGAAAATTTACCCGGATTACAAGGGGCATCGGAATCGTAAGAAGCCATGTGGCTATAGAAAAGTTATCACTGAACTAAGCAATCGCTATGAAGTTATCAAGCTACCAACTCTTGAGGCAGACGATGCTCTTGGCATTTACGCTACAGCTAATCCTGGTAACATTGTATGTAGTCCTGACAAAGATCTAAGACAGATACCTGGCAAACTATATGACATGAAAGAGTTGACCACAATAGATCCTATTGAAGGAGCTAAGTGGCATCTCATTCAGACATTAGCCGGAGACCAGACCGATGGATACTCAGGCGTCCCTGGAATTGGAATCAAACGAGCAGTAGCTTTGTTTGAAGAGCATGGGTACACATGGAAGACAGTAGTCAAAGCTTTTGAAGACAAAGATCTAACAGAAGATGATGCACTAATGAATGCACGACTTGCACGAATCCTTACTTGTAGAGACTATGACCCAATCGAACACGCCGTCATTCCTTGGACCCCCGCCTCCGATTATCGAGCCGACTGTTGAGCAGTCATTCAAGCTACGAAGACTTGAAGACTTGCTACCTAAAGCAGATAAGGAAGACATCATCACATTATTTATGGCGTTACAACGTCAGAACTTTGCTCTTTGCAATACCGTATCCAACCTAGTAAAGAAATGGCCAACTCACCTGCCTACTACACCAGAGGCACCATCGAATGCTGGGACTTCATAAGAGACCAGCAACTTAATTACCATCTTGGCTGTGCCGTAAAGTACATCTGCCGTGCTGGTCATAAGGACAGTAAGATAAAAGATTTAGAAAAAGCAATCCACTACTTAAAGAATGAACTTGAAAACACAATATATGAATCAGAGCTTACAGGACCAAGCGGAGGAATTCCGTCAAGCCTATTCTTTGACGACGGGGAAGAACCAGAGAGGGTGTCAGAAATCTTTAATTGATGAGGAGTGGAGTGAATTCCATGAAGCATTCCATCTAAAGGATGAG